TTGGTTGGGTTCTTATCAAGCATGGTGTATGGGAACATGATAAGATGAAGTATCCTTGGTTCGCACCTAAGATGCAAGTCTTTGAAAGTGGAGAAGTACAGGATATGTGTGGAGAGGATGTCTCCTTCTGTCTAGATGCTCTCGATGCTGGATTCGATATCTGGTGTGACCCTCGCATTCGTGTAGGACATGAAAAGAACAGAGTTATATAATATAACCATACAAGATGGAGAGATCTATACAGGTCTCTCCGAAGATGAGTTCATGGATAAAATGCTAGAACTCTCTCAATGTTACTATGAGACGGGCTATCCGTCTCCTGATATTATTTCACATCAAACTTATGGCAACGATCTACACATCTCCGACGGGGAACAACATTCAAGTTCACCAGAAGAAGACTAGGCAAGGTAATGGTAAGAATACCAAATATACCTCCACATCCCGTAACTCGGCTCGTAAGCCTTATAGAGGTCAAGGAAAATGATTAACCTCCTGGCGGCGGCGAGTCTCGATCTCAATGAAGCATGGAACCTTTCATGGGGAGAAGGGATCCAGTTTATTATTGTACTTGCGTTTGTATACTGGTTAAAGGTAAAGATCGATACAAGGGCAGGATTAGGTAAAAAGAAACTAAGGCAACTAAAGACTATTATTAAAGAAGCTATACTAGAAACTACTATTAAAACAGGAAAACCAGTCTAAATAAACCACACTCGCTTTTTTAGTTATGTCAAACCAAGAAACAGTTAAGTTTACTATTAAACAAGATGGTACTGTATCTGAAGAGGTTATGAATGTTGCTGGTCAGCAATGTTTAGAAGTTACTAAGCATGTTGAAGAAAAACTCGGTGATGTAGTAAGTATGATTCATACTGCGGATTTTTATAGTGAATTAGATTTTCAAGGAGTGGTAGAAGAGTACACTCACGATTCGGAAGGTTGCTAATGTCACATTTCAGTACGATAAAGACTAAGATAAAGGAGCGTCCATATTTGGTTGAAGCACTACAACTATTACAGTACGATGTTAAAGAAGATCAGGAGCTTGTTATTACAAACCCTGATCACCGTGCAGATCATCCTGTGGTTCATGCGGAAGTTGCTATATCAGAAGATATTGGATTTCGTTGGAATGAAGAGACGAAACTATATGATTTGTATTGTGATCGTGGTACTTGGAATCTTAATATTCCAGTAGAAAGGTTTGTTGATAAGGTTACTCAACAATATGCAAGAATGGCTATTCATAATACTATTAAAGAAGAAGGGTTTACAGTCTTAGATGAGTGGGAAATGACGGATAATAGTATAGAATTAACTGTTACACGCTGGAACTGAGAAAACGAGGTATAAATAACCTTTGAAACCTGTGCCAAGTTAATGGCAGTTAAAAAATCCCGTATTTTTAAGGATATTAGTCTCTCTTTTCAACCAAATCCCGTAACAGGTGATCTAGGTGTATTGACGAATGAAAGAGCTATAACTCGTTCTGTACGGAATTTAGTTCAAACTGGAGTGAAGGAACGATTCTACAGTGATGTAGGTACTGATGTTACTGATAGTTTATTTAATTTTGTAGATGAAGCAACTGGTGGTGTGATAGCACAGCAAATTACTGATAGTTTATCTATTTTTGAACCAAGAATTGCTAATACTGTAGTTGGAGCATATCCAATACCAGATGATAATAACTTTGAAATAACAATTTCTTACGAAATTATTGGATTAGAAGCACCTACACAATCATTCTCGTTCATTTTAGAGGCGACTAGGTAAAAAACATGCCCGTAACTAAGTTCACTAACCTTGATTTTGATCAAATTAAGGCACAAATTAAGGATTATCTAAGAGCAAACTCAGATTTTACTGATTTTGACTTTGAAGGATCAAATATGTCAATTCTAGTTGACATATTAGCGTATAATACTTACATTACGGCATTCAATAGTAATATGGTAGTGAATGAATCCTTCTTGGATTCAGCAACTTTAAGGGAGAATGTAGTTTCTCTAGCAAGAAATATAGGATATGTACCTAGATCTCGTAAATCTTCAGAAGCAATAGTAAGTTTTGAATTTAAATTTAAAGGAAATAGTAATAGTGTTAAATTAAAGAAAGGATTGGTTGCAGTTGGTGCTCAAAATAATACTTCTTACACTTTTTCTATTCCAGATGATATAACTGTTAATAGTCCATTAGATATAGGGACAACAACAAACGAAAGAACAGCAAAATTTGAGAATATAAGTGTATTCCAAGGTACTCTTTTAACAAAATTCTTTATTTCAAATAGTAGTTTAGACCAGAGATTTATATTAGACAATTCATTTATTGATTCTACCTCAATTAGAGTCTTTGTAAGGAAGTCTGGATCGACTTCTGGACTAGAATATTCAAGGATTGATAATATTACCTCAGTTAATGAGAAATCTAATGTATTTCTTATACAAGAAGTTAAGGATGAGAAGTATGAATTGCTATTTGGTGATGGATTGTTTGGTAAAAAGTTAGATAATGGAGATCAGATCGAAGTAAGTTACATTATCACTGATGGGAAAGCTGGTAATGATGGTAAAAACTTCAATTTTAGTGCAAATGCAGTAGATGATGCTGGTAATCCTCTTTCATCTTCTAGTACGGTAGTGATAAAAACTCTTCAGAGTGCCAAAGGAGGTGCTGACATAGAAGATGTAGAGTCTATTAAGTATATCGCACCTAGAGTGTACTCCTCGCAGTACAGGGCGGTTACGACGAAGGATTATGAAGCTATTGTACAGAGTGTATTCCCTGATGCAGAGTCTGTTTCTGTAATGGGAGGGGAAGAATTGGATCCTCCTGAGTATGGTACTGTTGTATTAAGTGTAAAACCTAAAAATGCAACCTATTTGTCCGACTTTACTAAGGTTCAAATCTTAGATAGGTTGAAAAAGTACGCTATTGCAGGAATTAACCAACGAATTGTTGATCTTAAACTACTTTATATCGAACTTGACACTACAGTCTACTATAATTCTAATGTTTTCAGTGATATTGATGGTTTAAAATCTCAAATTACTCAATCATTGACAAATTATGGAAAATCTACCAATTTAAATGCATTTGGTGGTAGATTTAAGTATTCTGAGGTTCAAAAAGTCATCGATGGTACAAATAGTGCAATTACATCGAATATTACTCGACTAATTATGCGAAGGGACTTAAAACCAGTCTTTAATGCATTTGCTCAATACGAATTATGCTTTGGTAATGCATTCCATGTTAATGAAAATGGTAAAAATATAAAAAGTACTGGATTTACCATCGATGGTAATGTAAATACTTTATATTTTACTGATTTACCTCATGCAGACTTAAAAACGGGTGATATTGCTGTAATTCAACTAACTGAATTATCAGGAGAAGACGCACCTGTTGTTATTCCATCTGCAGGAATTGTTGATTATGTAAAAGGCGAAATTATCATTAATACTATTAATATTACTGGCACTTCTCTTGCATCTGGTCTTATTGAAATGCAAGCATTTCCAGATTCTAATGATATTATTGGATTGAAGGATATATACCTACAATTAGACATGTCTAATACTGCGATAAATATCGTTAATGACACTATATCTTCTGGACAACAAATTTCTGGAATAGGATATAAGGTCACCTCTAGTTATTCAAACGGATTAATCACTAGGTCGTAAAAAGGATGATAGAAACCTACAGCCCCTTATCGGCTAGAGTAAAGACATATCAGGTCGTCAGTGATCAAGCTCCAGAGTTTGCAATCGCTGAAAACCCTCTATTAGAAGGGTTTTTGAAGCAATATTATATTTCTCAAGAATATCAAGGTGGCCCTGTTGATATTGCGGAGAATATTGATCAATATATTAAAGTTGACAATTTAACTAAAGATGTTATATCGGGGAATACATCCCTTGCTGTTGATATTGATGCAACTGATGATACAATAACCGTTTCTACTGATACTAAGGGATTTCCTAATCAATGGGGTCTTTTAAAGGTTAATGATGAAATTATAACATATTCTGGAGTAACAACTAATACTTTTACTGGATGTGTAAGAGGATTTAGTGGAGTTTCCACATATCGTTCTGCCAATGATCCATCAAATCTGACTTGGGAAGATACTACTGCTGGTACTCATA